ACAACGAGCGCTGGCTTGATGAAGTTTCTGCGCCCGAGCAAAAGGACGACGAACTTTATGTCTAGGAAACCTACCGACAGCGAGTTCATGCAACTCGAAGATCTCGACGTTAACTCTTCGCTAGAGGGCATGGCGAACGTGTTCTCGGCAGGGGAGTTTACTGACAACGTGCTGGAGTTTAGAAAGCACGGCGTCAACAAGGATGCGTTCTTTCCGTTTTGGGATCGTCACGGTGACAAGTTTGCACTGCGTCCGCGAGAGGTAACCATCCTGTTTGGAAGTCGGGGATCCTACAAATCCACCGTCGCAAATTACCTAGTAGCTGATTACCTGATGCACAAGATCAAGGTGGGTTACGTCTCCTATGAGATGGATACACCCTACCTTTTGAGCCTGCTATCCGATCAGCTTGCCGACAGCGTCAACACGCCAGATGAGTTTGTCACGAAGTGCATGAAGCTGATGGATCAATACCTCTATGTGGTCAATGAAATGGTAGACAAGCCGCACAGTGCGATTGCCAAGGTAAATCACATGCTCGGCAAGGGTTGCAAGCTAATCGTCTTGGACTGCTTACAGCGCATCACCATGCCGTTGAATGACCTCAACCTTGAGCGGGACTTTGTTGTTGAGTTAACCAATCTGGTACGCGCCCACGACGCTCATCTCATTCTCGTTCATCACTCACGCAAAGGGGGTCACTCGGATGGCGATAACCCACGTCCTGTCATCGATGACTGTAAGGGAAGTGGTGGGCTTGCTGATAACGCCATGAACGTGATTGCTTGCTGGGCCAACAAGAAGAAAAAAGACAGGGAGTTTTGGATCGAGCAAGGCTCCCCCCACCGCGATGACGATCTTGAATTACTAGCCCAGCCTGACGTGACCCTGATGGTAAAGAAGCAACGCCTGTCTGGCTTTGAGTCAAACATCGGTCTGTGGCGCACAGAGGCCAGAGCATTTCACACAAAGGGGAGCAAGCCTCGCCAGTACAGACCGGAGTTAGAGCAATGATTGAAGAGGAGCAGTTCGCGATCAAGATCAGGGCCGCAGGCGAGCAGATGCGAGAGGCAGAGGAGGCCATCGCTCGGGCCGAGGCGCAGGAAAAGATGACGTATGCCAAGGCGATGGTGCAGGCCGAGGTGGATGGGAGCAAGACTGCCGCCGCGCAGATGAGATCTGCCGACGAGCAGGGGGATGTTTTTAACTCCCGACTTAACAGGGGCGTGGCCAAGGGAATGTTGGCGGCGGCGAAGGCAGAGTTTAGAGCCTGCGAAATAGAGTTCGAGCAATGGCGCTCGCACAAAGCAAGTAACCGACTAGAGCAGAGGGCATACAAGGGATGAGCAAACGGGAAGCAAGAGTAGTCATGCCGTTCAGATTGAACGAGAAGGCCATGCAATCGCTGAAGATTTTGGCGAGAAAGGAAAAGACATCAGTGACCGCATTACTGGTCGATGGCGTCAACGCAGTTCTGGAGAGCCATGGCCGCAAGCCAGTAGCTGTCCAAGCAATCATGGGGAGGCCTCCAGAAGAATGAAGGGGCGCACACCTACAGCGGATGAGAAGCGATGGATGAATGATGTCGCGTCACTCGGTTGCATTGTGTGCAGGAAAGAGGGGAAGCGGACTCCTGCCGAGATCCATCACATCGACGGCAAGACAAAGACGGGCGCTCATTACCACATCCTCCCGCCTTGTTATTTCCACCACCGAGAAGGTTCCTCTAACCCGTTGTTCATCAGCAGGCACCCATTCAAACGTCGCTTTGAAGAGCGCTATGGGACGGAGATGGATCTTATGTTTGAGGTTGAGCAATTGGTTCTCGAGGCGAGAGGAGAGTAAGCAGTGGGATATTCAACTGGCAGTGCCTACAACACGACAACGATCTTGAAGGATGGGTCTGGTCAAGACACTGGATACATGGGTGAGAAGGCGTTTCAAGAATGGCTTTTGTATAACCGATTCGCGTTCACTTCTTGCGGCTCTGAAGTCGATCATTACGACTTCATTGTGCATCTCAAATATCGCGACATCACAGTCGATGTGAAAACCAAAAAGCGAACAGTTCCTTACGATCACAACCTGTTTGATACCCACGTCAACGACACTCAAATGCACTTTGGTTGTCAGCTTTATGTCTTTGCCAGCCTCCACGATGACGCAGTGCATTTTGGCGGGTGGATAAAGAAGAAAGATTATTGGCAGGACTGTCAGCGAGTTAAGAAAGGACAGACAACAAGCGGAGGGATGGTGGAGAAAAGGGACGGGGGAAAGATGAAGCACTCCGCCCTAAACGACATGGAGTCTCTCAAAAGAATATTTAAAGAAATTGAGGTTATGCAATGAAAGAGAAGCAAGCGCTGAAGGATCTCGAGTCCTATGTACTGGGTACTTATGGCGAGCATTACGCGAAGAATGGCACTCAAGCTATCGATCTGATTATCGATGCAGGGTACGGCATGGATCACGCGATGGCTTGTGTCATCAAGTACGCCGCTCGCCTCGGAAAGAAAGAGGGTGCAGATCCCAAGCACGACATCTTGAAGATGGCACATTACTGCCTGCTCGCGATGGTTGCTCTGGAAAAAAATGACGGCGGGAAAAAATGAGAGAAAACAAATCACGATTCCACGGTCTCTTAAACCGCATGGGGGATATGAACGTCGTTACGTTCACCACTAAGGAGGCTGGACCAATGCTGGGCATCTCCAAGGTCGATGTGAAGCTCCTCATTGAGTATGGCGTCAGCACGGGGAGGGTGAGGATGGCGCTCAGTTCGGGTGATTACGGAAGGACACACGCGCTCTATGAGCTAGTCAACTGGCGCACTAAGTGGATGAGAATGAAGTGGAGGAGCGACGATGGTCAACTCACGAACGAAGGGGCATAACTACGAGCGTGAGATCGTTCACGCCTTACGCGAAGAGCTAGGCACGATAGTCGATGAGCCGATCAAGCGGATCCTAGATCAGTATCGAGAGAACAGCTTGCCCGACATAGTGGTGGGGCCGTTTGCTATCGAGTGCAAGCGATACAGCCAAGGTTGCGTCCCGCATCGGGCGTGGTGGGATCAGGTGGTCGCGGCGGGAAAGGCTAACGACTTGATACCGGCGCTGGTGTATCGGTTCGACAGGGCCAAGACGCTTTGTGTCGTTCCGCTTTACGCAATCAACCCAGATCTCCCCCGAAGCACCGAGAGTAGGGCGACGATGGATTGGAATGACTTTGTAATGGTCATGCGAGAGAACCTTGCGTCCCCCTGAATTAAGGGCCGTTTACATGGAAGCGGCAAGGCACCTAACGTATCCTGAAATTAAGGCTCATATCCACGAAAAATTAAGCCCTCAATTTCATACACTTGCGATGCGTCTAGCCCTAATTGCGGTCAGTTCAAATATCGCAGATCTGTCAAGTCTAGAAGAACGGCGGCGAGTTCTAGATACTTATCCTGACTGCGACGGAGCGCTGGACGGCATTCGAGACGAGGTAAAACTCGGGGTGCAAAGACTCTGGCGGCGGCGCAAATTTAACTAGGGGATCTTAATGACTGAAGCCGCACAAGTTCTTGAGCGGAAGGACAACGTCGTCTTTCTTCACCGCGAAGGCTGGAATTACTTTGATGAAACAGCCCCCGAGATCGAGGGCTGGTACTTGGTGACGGGAACGTCGGACGATGGTAACTGGTTCGGTTTCTTTGAGTTGGTCGGGGATAGTCTATCGGGCGAGGTCGATGAACCTAATCCGTATCCCGTCGCATTTCTTCGAGTTCCAAATCCACCTTTATTTTGAGTAGCTCCAGCGCGTAGCTGGGCATTGCTCGATAGCCTTTGGCCGATGGGTTTCTGAGCCAGTTGCGAACCGTTTCCAGCGGGGCATTGATCAGAAAAGCCACCTCATTGCGCGTCAAGGAATGCTTTTCAACCATTCGCTTGAGTTCAATATTGTATTGACCAGAGCTATTCATATGCTCCTCTTTTGGAAAGTAATCTGCGCCAAATTTATTGTACAGGCGCAGGTATTTTCTTAGTCTATGTTCTGGAATGTTCTCCGTTACGTCAACCACGCACTTCCAAGGTCTGCCACGGGATCTTTCCTCCGCGACACGGGCCATCGTCTCCGAGCTTACCTTAGTAATCACGTCGGATCTCCTCCAAGCTCATGGGATTTTTGTGTTCCTCCATGGCCCTGCAAAAGCTATCCCATACCCACTTCAAGTTAGGATGCTCTTTGATCCAATCGCCGATGATAATCCTCTGAGCAGACCCCTTCTTGTAAGCTCGGTGATCGTCCGAGTAGGTGTACCAAAAGTCATGCTTTTTCAGCAGATCAAAAAACTGAAATTCTAATTCGTCCATGATGTCATCCTCCTACAATTGCTAATTCGTAAAATAGAAATGAAAAATAAAGTGCGAGTGTTGCGGCAAGGGCAACCCACTGCTCTGGAATATTCATTGAATCGATCCTCCGTTTTCGTCTTCAAGAAAAGAGGAGATCTGTCCTAGCAGATCGACCCAGTCCTCGATGATTTTCTTTTGAACTGAATAGGGCATCTCCATGAAGACATCGTCTGGATCCAAGCACAGAAACCCGAATCCTTTTTCAACGTCAGCAATCAGGTGTCCAACCTTCGACTCTTCAACTGCTGATTCGTCAACCGTTACCATCTTCATTCGATCTCAATCCCTTCATGCTCAAGTTCATCTAGCTTGGCACCAAGGTAGCGAATCATCGCGATTGCTTGCTCGATCTGTTTCTGATCTGAAGAGGTCTGCAATAAAAAAATTGCCTCGTCGCCCAGCTTCTCGAACTGTCCTGCGGCGGTCAGTATTACCTCGCGCTCACTGTCACCACGCGCCGACTCAATATCGATTACGTTGCTCATGCCTCCTCCTCGTTAAAGATCAAATCGAATCCCCAATAGGTCTCGCAGTAGCCCCACGGCGGGATCATGCCGCCGCTAATAACCTCCATTGACTGTGAGACCCCCCAATCTGCGGGGCCGCACTCCCAGATCACATGCCAGCCGCTGGTATAGCCACGCTCCTGACTCTCCTCCGGTGAGTAGATCTGAACCTCATAATTGGGATCCTGATCTGCCTCGGCAGAGTCCATAACGAGCGCAAGGTAAGCCGTGTTTGCGGCGTCTTTTGCTGACTCGAATTGATGCCACTGAATTGCTTTGATGTGCCTCATGACTCCAGCCCCTCTTCGATGTCTGAGATGATTTCGTTGCACAGGTTGTTGTCGGAGTAGTCACTGATGACCACCATGGGATCGTGTTCTGGGCCGTTGTCGTAGATCAGGCTGAACCAGCCCAGATCGCCGTCGATCATCAGCATGTTCCAAAACTCTGAGGCTAGGTTCTTGATGATCTCGGGGAGGTCGGTTGAGCGCTCGATGACTAGCTCGTCGTCTCCTAGCCAGATAGAGACCGAGTGGCCTCGCTTCAGGATGGCTTTGACCAGCGCCAACAGGACGGGTCGCATCCACTTGGGTGGATAGTTATCTGTTGCCCAACTCAGGTTGCGGTCTTTTTCCAATTTCACTTGAAGGTCCGCGGCATGAGCCATGCGCTGTAGCTCTGATCGAATGTCTCGCTTGCTCTCAAGCGATCCGTTCTCAAGTACCGCCAGCATCACTGGCAAAAGCGATTCCCAAGTTGGGGTCATGTCGATAGTTTTCATTGTTGGTTCTCCTCAAATGATTCCATCCACGCGGCGGTAATCTGAGTCGCCTGCTTTAGTGTCAGGTCAAACTCTTCTGCCATGATGGAAGGGGCGGCAAACATATTGATTGACCCTTGATCTCTGACCTCAGATAGCCAGCCAAAATAAAAGTCTTTGCATCCGCTGTGGATGGTGTCCATTACATTGCTCATCTCAATCTCCAGATTGTTCGGGTGAATTCCCGTGACCCGCCGAAGCGGGTTTCGACCAGTGTTCAACTGGTAGCTCATCAGACGGGGAAGGCGCGATTGCATCGATCTCTAAAGCTCTCTTGCGCCTGCTCATAGGTCAGGTGGTATTCACCTCTAGCGAAGTAGCCTTCGAGGAAGTGAAACTCCGCAGTGCCATAGTGGTTATCAAGTCCGTATGGACTTCGCCCCCTGTCGAATAGTGCGATTGCACCGACTCGGTTTGCCTCGATACGGAGGATCTCCCAGCCGTTGCGGTCAGCGGCCTGTTGCAGTGCCGCCATGCGGCCTATGGATTCAACTTGTGCGTTCATCACTCGGCCTCCTCAATTTCGATAACCTTTGCATTGAGGTCTTCGACCGGATTGGCCTTTGTGATTTGGTAGTAAACGGCCTCTCCAAACGCAGCGTCATCTATATCTTCGGCAGTGAGGTTTTCTGGGTCTGCAACGTCAGCCTCAAAAATAATTGAGGTGACGCATTCGATTACGCATCTAGTCATCAGTCTTCGCCTCCCGCTGTATTGGATTCTTTCTGATTGGCTTTCTTGAGTTCGGCTTTCGCCTGCTTGAATTCTTCGGTGACAGTCCACGGCAACCCGTAACGCTTCGCGCAGATCGGGCCGTAGCCGTTGCTGACTGACTCGTTAGTGGTGAGATCGCGGGAGCAGAAACAGCAGTTGTTATGCTGAGCGCCGTGAGCCTTGGCGGCAGTCACAACGTCAGCGCCCACCTCGGCGATGCGTTGCTTAACGTCATCCTCGACGCCTCGCCCCGCGAAGAACTTGCCCTCGGGTGTGATCTTGCCGAGGTAGTCTCGGTAACCGTAGGCGTCCTTCTCGCCCTTCACATAAACGTGTCCAGCGTTGTTCCCGTGGGCGGGTGCCAGAGAGAACAGCAGGTCTCCGGTGTTGACCTTGGGGCGCTTGATGCCAGCCTTGAGAGCCAGAGCAAAACGATCTAGCAGATCGCCCATATTGATCTGAGTCTGGGTCGCTTTTTGCTCGCGTTGCTTTGCCCAATCTTCCTCTCGGGCGATGGCCTCATAGACCCGTTGCAGTTGCTTCGGTGACAGGTCGCCCTTCTTCTTGACCTGCTCCATCAGGGACTCGCAAAAGTCGCCCTTTGCATTGGCGAGGTACTCCAGCGCGGCAGGCTCCCGCTTGCCAAACTCTGCGACGTTCTCTTGCTTGCGTCGGATAGCCGCAGTAGCCGAGTAGGCGCGAGCCTTGAGTCGTTGCTCTGGGCTGGTCTTGAGTAGCCCAGTACCTCGGCACTTGCCGCACTCGACGGTTCTCCGGTTTACAAAGCCGTAGGTGTACCGGCCAGTGCCGTGACAGCGGTGGCACTTGTAACCCGCCTTCTTGGTTTCGACCGTGGCGATGTCGCTCTCTAAGTCTTCAAACATAACAATCTCCAGATTG